ATAATGGCCATTGGCTGACCGGCTGCGTTCAGGAAAACACCTGTTTCACGCTTGGGAGATTTACCGACCATTTCGCGCACGAAGTCATCAGCCAGTGCTTTGGCCTCGGTCATGTCCGTTACTTTGGCAGCGCGGGCAAGGTAACGCTTGCCGGGTGCCGTGGTGCTAAGGTCTTGAACCCCGTCGTATTCAACTCTGCTGTCCGAGTGCTTTTCAATGGCAGCATCGATCGCAGATCTTGGCGTGTCGGCCACTTGAGTTATTGTAGGTGGCTGGCCCACGTTGATGCCTTGATCTCTAAAATCATTGATGATGGAAGTCAGGGCTGCAGCGGTCGCGGGGTCACTTTCCTTAATCGCGGCGTCAAATTCCTGTGTTTTCTCCAACATCCGTTGGAGCGCGTTGTTGGCTTTTGCCAGTGTTCGCGCCTCTGCCAATAGCCCACTTTGGGTTTTAGACAGGCCAGTAAATGCCTTTCTCAGAACGTCATAGAGCCGGTCAAGCGGGTCATTTGGATTTTTTGACCGCTTGCTTGGGCTAACGTTTTCAGCCTCAAAGTCACGGGTTGCACCCTCAACGCGGGCCACGATGCCCCCCGCATCTGGCGTCGGTTCAATCGCCTCAGATTCAACACCACCAATGTCCATGTCCCCAACCGGCTGCGTTGTGTTGCCGTTCTTCACCCAGTCCTGAAACTCGGCCACGGTCATTGCAGTCATTGCGCCCATGCGTTCTGGACCTCGGCCATCACTAAACCCGTCATTGTAGATTTGCATGGCTTCGGCTTCTGACGACGTGCCAAGAATGGCCTTATGCTCGTCAAACGCGCCCGTATCGGCGTCCTTTTGATCAACCACGAACACTTGCTCAGAATCGGGCGTCGGGCCCATGTAAACGTCAACATTGTCGCCGTCCGCGCCTGACGTGCGTTTGATGTCGCCGTAGTGCGCGGGCATGGTGACCGACCAGGCTTCTCCGTTGCCACCAATTTTAGAGCGAACACTGCCCTTGGCGTTTTCGATGGAAATATCGAAGCCCTGCCAATTGATATGGCCCTTCTTGTAATTTCCGGCCAGCTTTTGGGCGTCTGACGCGTCGACGTCTGCGTCGGCGGCTGCGGTGTCGATGACTTCGGCGTCAGGGATGTCACGCGCGCGCAAATACGTCCGTTGAGCGCGCAGTTTGGCGAGACGGCGGGTCATCGGGCCAGTCATGCCGCCATTTGATGCTGTGGCTTGTTGTTCTATACTGGCGATCTGGTCTTCAACCGTCTTCAGGACGTCAGGCATGGCAAGGGTGTCTGATCGTGTTGGGCCACGGTCATTCACGGCAGAGAGAAGCCGCTCGGAAAGCGATCCGGTTTGTGGTTCTGGCGTTGCTGTTTCGGGCTCGGGTGAACCAGAGGCGAGACGTGCCATATCAAATTCTTTGGGCGTCAGGCTGATTTCGTCGCCTTCAAAGCGCACCACGACGTTATCATTTTCCTCACGAACAAAAACCGTCTGAACGTCGCGGCCTTCTGGCGTGCGCAAATCAACGACCTCTCCGGGCTTCATGTCAGGGAAGCGCACCACGGCTTCTTGCGCGGGTTCTTCTGGCATAGGGACAGGGACGTCCGATACGGCCATTGAAAGCGGGCCAGCAGGTTCCGGCATCGCGCCAAGGGGCATTGGATCCGCTTGCGGAATGGCTGACAGTGGATCGATTACGTTGCTTTGATCGGGCAAACGAGCTGCTACGCCTTCAACAACCGATGAAGGCGCTCCACCCTCACTTTCGGTAAGTGCTGGCGGGGCTAAGAAGTCCTCAACACCTTCTGTACTGGTCCGCTCAGACGGCAAAGCCCCCGCCGCGCCAAGTGGGGCACCAGCCATCGCACCAAGAACAAACTCGCCCAAAATACCATCAGTCGCATCTACGTCGAGACCTGTCTCCATACCTGTCGCGGTACGCGCGGCGATACCTTCCCCGACTTCTTGCGTGCCTTCTTCCACGGCAGACAGGGCCGCCGTACCAAGAACCCGAGTAACAATGTTTTGTCCCGCAAGCCGTGTGGTGGCACCAGATACGATTTTGGACGTCAGGAAACCACCCAAGCCACCAATCGGGGCGGCCATGAGGCCCGCGGTAAAGGCTGCGTCTTCTTTGATCTGTTCGCGCGCTGCCTCGGGTGTCATTCCGCTGCTGATATACTCCTGAAACAACGGGATTTCTTGCAATGTTCCATCAGCAAAGGCTGCATTAATCGTTTGACGCGCGGTTTCTTCGCCGCCTTGCTGTGATTGACCGACGCCCATAGTTGCAGCTGCGCCCGGGCCCGCGACAACACCTGCGACAACGATTGGGGCCATTTGACCGAACAGGCCAGTGAGAGTTTGCGCAACCCCGTCTACAGTGATCTTGTCCCAGTCTATGTTACCAATTTCCATTTCAGAGATTGCCGTCATGGTGTCGTCGCCTGCGGCCATGGCGTCGTCTGATCGTCTGTCGCGTAGACGTGTGCCAAGACCCTTAATCCCGCCACCAACGCCACTGATGGCATCGCCTGCGAGACCCACAATCGGATCAACAATGCGGTTGATGAAGTTTTGATGTTCGTCTGGCGTTTCTGGTCCGGCGATTAGATTGCCGACACCTTGCGCGGCCATGCCGACGCCTTCAACGAAAGCGCCCGACGTATTAAGGGCAAGGTCAGTGGTTCGGGTGTTATCATTTCGGTTCGCGTTTGATTGAACCTGATCGGCTGTGGGATAGGCTTCGTCTGCGATGTCAAAGGCGCGGTTCAACACATCGGTTGCGGACGCGTCGTCTCCGGTAAGGGCTGCGAGTGCTTGCTGAACCGTGTCGCCGCCCTGCATGCGCTGCGCGATGAAAAAGCTTTCTGCTTTGAGGCGTTCGGGATCTGCCTGCGCACCTGACTGTCCGACCTGCCGTTCGCCAAGAGCCCAAATCAGGTTTGGCGGTGTGGTGGTTTCTTGAGATAATTGATCAAAGAACGTCTGCGCGGTTGGCGCTTCGACCTGTGGTGCGGGTTCAACTACCGGATCAGGCGCTGTTTCGGCCATCGGTCTAAGACCAAGGCCAGCGGTTTGTTCGCGACGTTCTCGGATAGAGTCTGCTGCGTTAAGGCGGGGATCACGGGTGAAGAAGTCTTGGGGCATGGTGCGGCCTTCATCTAAAGCGACCCCGCAACTCCTTCGCAGGCTTACCGATGTTTACCGCATTTTACCGCTTTCACGCAAGGTGGCTGTCTTTATAGGTGAAGTCCCATTTTGGCGCATCAATTGATGTAGGAAAATGAAATATAACCCTCATACATTAATTCACTCCGGCACCAGTTCTGCACGGCGCATGTCGTCAAGCGCGTGAGGCAAAAATAGTCAATCCTCTGGACCGACGTAGCGCTTTTTGACACTCTCAATGAGTTCTAAAAAATCATGGCTCGATTTGGCCCATTTATGGTCTTTTGGCATGGCTTGAAGCTCTTCTGACAGGTCTTCAAGTTTTTGCATCCAATTATCTACAGATAAAGGCGCAGGGTACTTTTCCTCAAGCGTGGCGACGATTTCAGCGTTCATCGAGCGGTTCGCGTCGGACGCGGCGGCTTTGATCCGGTCGCGCATCCCGTCAGGGAACCTAACGGTGTACTGTTCAGCACCTCTACCAACTCTGGACATAAGATTCTCCCTTAGATGGTATTACTGTAACCTCTCGGCTTGACTTGCAATAGAGTTACAGTAATGTGAAGTTACCGTGATGCTACAATGAAAGGATAGTAAATTGACACTACAGCGCAGCCCTTTTGGCTTGAGGATGTCTGAGGAAATCCAGAACTGGATTAAAATCAAGGCAAAGCGGGATGACCGTTCACAAAACTATATCATCAACCAAATTCTAACAGAGGCAATGGAAGTGGCCCATGCGAAAGCCTGAAACGACGAAAGCCGCCGGAGCTACAACTCCAACGGCCTTCAAACCATACTCACAGCAATATGAAAGGTTCGGGAATGAACGTACTTACAAACAACAACGACTTCAATGGCGTTGTCCTGCACGAGCTAGACGGTAAAATCACAGCCACCAGCCGCGACGTGGCGGATAAGTTTGGCAAACGGCATTCCAATGTGATGCAAGCGATCGGAAATCTTGAATGTTCTTGGGAATTTACACAGCTCAATTTTAAGCTCGTTGAATACATTGAGGAATTCCCGTTCAAATCAGAAAAGCGCGTCGAATATCACCTAACCCGCGATGGGTTTACGTTCTTGGCTATGGGTTTTACCGGCAAAGACGCGGCGGCATGGAAAGAGAAGTACATCGAGGCATTTAACGCGATGGAGGCAAAACTTCGCGCCCCAGTCCTTGACTTGAACGATCCGACGCAACTACGCGGGCTCCTTGGCAACTACGCGAAGCGCACGGAAGTCGCAGAAGCCAAGGTTAACGCACTGACCCCAAAAGCCGAAGCGCTAGATCGACTTGAAGCGCTTGAAGGTAGTCTATCCATTCGGCCTGCCGCCAAGGTTCTGGGAGTGCCGGAGCATAAGCTGAAAAGCTGGCTTCAAATAAATCGTTGGGCGTTTCGTCAAAGTGGGAAAGGTCCGTTGCAAGCCTACACCGAAAAAAAGAACGCTGGATACCTCGATCACAAGCATGGTGAATACATCAAGCGCGATGGAGAAAATGGCATAAGTATCACTTTAACTATAACGCCTAAAGGATTGGTAAGGCTTGCGAAAGTGTTTTCTAAGGGAGTGGAATAAAGCCTGCAAGCTGACTGGTGTAGAAAGTTAGTTGCGCCTCAAAACGTTGTCGACTGGTGGGGTGTCGGGAAGTGCGCCTGGTGGCGGTGTGCCGGATGACGCACCCAATCCAGACCGCGCCGATTGTGCCTGATCAATCAACGCAAGACGTTCTGCAATCAAGGCCAACTTTTGTTCGTTATCAGCTTGTAGCCAACCACTGTTAAAATCCCCTGACAATTCATCAATGGCGTCCTCAACCCTCTTTGAATCTTCGTCACTGATGCCTTCTTTGAAGATTTCACGGCGCATAAAGTCCATAAATTCAACGTCACGGGTACTGTCTGCAATCGCAGCGTCGGCGCGGGATGCGGTAGCTGCATCACTGCGGGCAAGCTGCCATTCAAATGCGCGGGCTGGGTCAAACAGCGCAAGAGATTCATTGACCAGTTCATCAAGGCTTTCCCAATTGCGGGTAAAGCGATCTCCATCTTCGTCCACAAAGGTAATCTCGGCGCCAAGGATGTTGCCCTCGCCGTCACGGATGAAGTCGGAGTTGGCCTCATCGATCGACAACCCGTCGCCGTAATAGTCTTCGTTGTTGTAAAGACTGAGAATAGATGACCCGAACAAATCAAAGTCGCCTGTTGCGGCGCCCATAGCGGCACGCGCATAATCCCGCATACCAGCATCAACACGGCTGGTATCGATCCATGTTTGGTAGGTTTCCGCCTCATCGATCATGCCGCGACGCAACATTTGCTCCACGATATGCGGGGCGCCTGTTTTACGGTACTCATCAACCCATGTCGTTACGGATTCTTCAACGGCACGGTCTTGCGCGCCAGCACGAGTTCCTAGACCTGCGGAGCGTGCATCTGGTGCGTCTGTGGTAAGATCTGCAGTTGGTGACGGTGCATTTGGCGACACTGGCAACGCGGCGTCTGTTGGGATCACTGGTGCCGCGTCCGGACCCACCGGTGCCGTAGCTTGGACAGGATTGGGTCGCGCGCCATAGCCAGGTCTTTGTGGCGGCACTTGCGGGGCGCTGCCATCTTGGGGAGGTCTCATACCCAGAGAACCGACTGACGCAACTTGTTCACGCGCAAAACGCTCAGAACTTTCCTGATCAGTCGGAAGTGCGGTGCCGTCCGCGCCGCGCGCTGTACGCTCGTTGATCATGGTGCGCAAACGCTCCAGATCTACGTCTGACAGAGGGTTGCCCTGCAAGTCGGCGCCGCTTTCCAGCATCCTCGTGCCAACGGCCACTGCGCGTTGATCAAACGCCAAATCGGTTCCAACTTCTGGCGTGCGATTGCCTTGCGTTGAAACGCGCTCGGTGTGGTTGCGGCGGACAGGCTCAGAAAGGCTGGACCAATAGTCAGTAGGTGACATTCCTCTTTGCTGGGACTGCATGATAAACGCGGGATCGCTCAACACTTGTTGCACGACTGGATCACCAGAGAAGTCTTGTGAAACGCTTGGCTGCACGCAACGATCCTGCGTTGTGCCCAGATCCATAAAGCCCACACCCGAAGAAGCACCGACTTCTGGAGTTGGCATTGGACCACGCGCCGCCGCCGGCGCCGGTATTTGTGGCTGTGTTGGAGCGCCATAGCTCATAGGCGCCGGGGGACGTGACGCACCAAGGGCCGGTGCCGCGGTGTCTTGGGCAACAGGTTGCTGCGCAGGCGGCGGAGTGCCAGACGTAGAAACTCTTGGACTAAGACTTGGGGTCGCAAGTTCTTCATCTGTCATGTCTGCGGCGTCATCGATCACGCCTTGCAACCAGTCTCGGTCATCTACGGCGCGTTGACGTTCGCTGAGAGTGAAGTCGCGCTCTTCGCGTGCCCAACCGTCACTTTCGTCTTGTCGGCTGTTTTGACGTGTACGCTGTTGCTCGGCAATGTCATCTAGACGGATCTGACGTTCCCGATCGGACCGACGATCAGTTACCCCCTCGCGAAAACGGGCACCTTGCATCGCTCCCTCCGTAAATGCACCTAAACTCATATCAATTGCTCCGTTCGTAATCTGTAATGGCTGCCCGCAAGTCTCTATCGCTAACGTTCTTGAAGCCTTCCCATTCGTTGCGCAGAGCGCTCATTTTGCCTGCCATGGTGGTCGCGCTTGCAAGACGGCGGGTGGCGAGGTGATCGGCCATCTGACGCTGCGTGTTTGCGTCAAAAACCGTGTCGTCTGACATTCCAAGCTGCGCCTGTGTGTTGCGCATGGTTGTTCCGACGATCTGCCAACGTCCCATTGGTGTTGCGACTCGTGCGTGCTGCCCGCTGCGTCCAAGCTCATCCTTGACCCATTGGCCATACTCGCCGCGTGGATCGGAAAACTCGCGCAACTCGCCAAGCGTCATTTCTGAAACGTTTACGCCGTCAAACTGCCCGCCGTTGTTGGAAAACCCAAAAAGGGTGTCGTAATTACCGCCGCCCTCGGTGTCGTCAACCAAGCCCCACAAGCGGCTGTTGCCCATTTGAGGCGCGGGCGCACTGGCTCCGGTTCCAAGTGTGGCGCGTCGTGGATCACCTTCATCGATGTTGTTGCGTTGATCGACAACGCCGCGTGGCGCACTCGGGCGAACACCTATGCCACGTCCACCACCGGAGCGATCAAATTGTGGCTGATCATAAGCGCCTGCCGCAATGCGTTGTTCCTCAATATCAAGGGCACGCGACGAAAGCGCTTGCTGTGCAGCCCTGTCATTGCGCGCCTTCCCCGCAATTAGCTGGTCGCCTAGACCTTGAGAGAACGCACCTAGAGCCGACATTATGCCACCATCCGATCGATCTTAGCGTCAAGTTCCTTGATTGCGCCAAGCGCGACTCCGATACCGTCGATGATGCTGATACTTTTGCCATCGCCCATACCAGTTTCAGCTGCGAATTCTTCCGCATAAGGGCCGATGTGCCTGCCACCGTCGCCTTTGCCTTCCTTGTAGGTCCAATTATCAACACGCATTTTGCGCACGGCACCAAGAGACCCCTTGGATGGGGTCTTGTCGGTCTTGTACTCTTCAGATGACGCCATCATCGCATAACCAGCGACCTGACCTAAGCCTGAAAACAGGCTATTTCTGCTGGCTTGGTTGGCTTGGTGCGCCTGCATCGACGCACTGTGCGATTGGCTCAACATATTGCCCTGCTGGTTAAAGCCCCCCTGCGCGGCCCCAAATCCGGCCCCGCCCGCTGCGCTGGACATTTGCAGGGATTGCCCAGGGTTTACAGAATACTTATTGCCTAGATTAACGGCCTGCGCCTTGCGCGACTGACCTTCCGCTTCAACTTGGCGCCGTGCAACGTTTCGCGCTCCGGCAGTGGCAAGGCCAGTATCGGTTGAAGTCCTGCGCATGCTTTCAGTGCTGCGACCTGAACCCGGTCGAACACCAAGGGCGGCGTTCTGACGCTGCATTTGATCGGAACTAGACTGCATCCCCTGCTGGACATCCGCAGCGGCTGCGTTTGCGGCTTGGCCTCGACGTTCTGCGGTGTCAAAGTTTTGCGAGTCTTCGACAAACCGTCGTTCGTTCGGTCGGAACACCTCGTTTGAATATGCTCGGTCTTCTTCCGCCCAAGCGTTAGAAATTGCGGCCTGATCTTTGAAGAAATTAAGCGCATCTTGTCCGGTCTCAGCGCTCATCAATGCAGATTCAGCAATTTCCTTTGGTGGCTCTGGTGCTTTTGATCCGCCCATCGGTCTCCCCTTTCCTAAGCCTTTTCAGGCGCAGGCGTGGAAGTCGCCTGTGCTTGTTGGTTTGGAGAGGGTATTAGCCAACGGCACGTATGACGCGTCATTGTCATGGTAATAGCATCATCGTCCATGATCACGCCAGCCCCCAGTATGCCTGAAATGTGCGCGCCACTTTTTAGGGCTGCGATTTGGGCTGCGGTGTTGTGCCATGCGATCGGGAACGTCAGCGTGCGGTAGCGACGGGCATCAAAGGCGTATTTGAAAATGCCGCTTACAATGTCGCGACGTTGCCAAGCACCGCTACCCCCAAAGTGTGCTTCAGCGCCCAGTGTGGTGATCCTTTGAAACACGGCAACGGCAATGATGTGATCCCCCTGATATGCGCCAAGAGCGTGAGCATCATGCGCCCAACCTTCGGAGTCAGTCAGAATAAGTGCGGCAGACAAAAGTTCGCTTTGATTTGAGCGTTTGAAAGAGATTGCTTGAGGGTTCATGTCAGCCCCGTAGAAGTTTCGGTAATCTGCGCCACTTTACCGCTTTTTTTCGGTATTTGTCACGTAGGCAGTTCGATCGGCCCATGCCCATTACTTCGATGGCGCGACTGGCCAGACAGGATTGAATGGGTGTTCTAAGCTGGCGGGGAAATCACGTAGTAGTTGCCGGTAGGTTTTCCATGCCTTTTTATCTACAACCGAGTCCTCCAATTGTGTCCAATCGCATTGATTTAATAAACCGGTGCGATGGCCCCGCAACGCTGACCAATACGCTTGGGTATCAATGTCTTCGATCTCGTTGCTGGCCTTTTTAACCAGTTCTCCGCTTGGGGAGACGCGATAGCTTTGAGGATCGCCCGCGAAGTCGACTTTTAACACTGAGTATTCAGAAGGCAGGAACTCGGCACTAAAGTCAGCATTGTTGCTGGTGGCCTCAACAGTGCTGTGAATAATCCCAGTTTCGGATTCATAAATCAGATACATCATCGCCACCTTGCAATTAAACTAAGGGTGGACTGACCTTGCAGACTTATAGTTGAGTTCTCTCCCTTCCACCGAACAAGAACGGTGTAGGACTGGGGGCTAGAGCCGCTATTTGTAACCGTAATAATAGTTGGAACGCTTGGGTAGTCGTTCAGCCCCCCCATATTGACCCGCTCTAAAATTAGGGTGCTGAGTGTCGGCAGCTCTATTCTGAAACTCCAAAGGACATTTCCTGCCGTATAACCTTGAGCAAAAGCCGCTATTGTATAGATTTGAGCGGTTGTGTTTGCTGGCACGGTTATTGAGGCAGTCATGGCAAGCTGATAAGAGCCATTTCCGGTTAAAATCCCTCCAAGCTGGGCAAAAGCGACTGCGGTTGTGGCGTTGCCCGCAATTTGCAGGGTGTCGACAGAGCCCGTAAATACAAGGTTTGACGCCGAAACTCGAAAGGACGACAGCGCCCCCCCACCAGAGGCATCATTACCGGCGACCAACTCCATTTCAGACACACTAGAGCCAGCTTTCGCTCTAAAGGTGATCATAGAGCTGACGTCTCCCGACACACTAGCAAGCGCCGTTTGAACTATCCCTGATTCAGCGACCACTTCGTTTCGTGCCGCGATTGCAACGTTTGCGCTGGTTGCGGATGATCCGGCAGATCCACTCGCATTCGCCTCGGCACTGACTGCGTTGTTTTCGCTTACTAAAGCTGCGGATTGGCTGTTTGTGGCGGAGGTGCTAGCAGACACGGCTACTTCTCTCGCAGACACAGCGATCGCGCTTGCACCTTCGGCGCTACTTTGAGCGGCAGCGGCCTCAATATTGCTGATTTCTGCAAGGCTTGCTGATGCGTTTGCATTAAATGCGGATGTTGCAGCTAGTTGTTGCGATTGAAGCGCCTGCGCGCTGTGTAGCGCTCCGTCCTGCTCGGATGTTGCTGCGGATGATGCAGAGGATGACGCGGCGCCAGCAGACGTCGCGGCCTCATCCTTAGACGTTTCCGCCGATGATGCGAATGTACCTGCTTCACTTGCTCTGGTCGTTGCTATTCCGGCACTCGTATTGGCTGATGTCGCTTCATTGCCGGATAGCGTCGCGCTATTCGAGGCGAGTGTTGCGCTGTTGGATGCAGCCGAACGTGACCCGTCTGCATCGGTTGAAGCCGTGACGGCTCCGCTTTCGGCTATTTCCGCGCTTGATTGAGCGCTCTCAGCTGCAAGTTTTGCTGTGCTGGCTGCCGCTGCTGATGTTCCTGCGTTTGTGGCCTCTGATCCAGCGATAGTGGCACTTGCAGCGGACGCGGTTGCAGAGCCACTGGCGCTGTTTGATGCTGTTGCTGAATTTATGTGTGATGTTTCAGACGCATTGGCAAAACTGGCTGCTAAGGCTTGCGCTTCCTCTGCATTGGCCTGGGCGGCTTCTGCTGCGGTTGATGCTGCGATCGATGCGGTCGCCGCAAACACAGCGGGATCATAGTTTAGCTCAAGTCCTTGACGCACTTCCTCAAGGAGCGTGGTGGTAACGCCTCCCGCTCCTGCGATAAAATCTGGACGGCCCAAGTTTGCGCCTATTCGGTCTCGCACCATATCCAAGTCAGAAAAAAGAAGTGCGCGGTTTTGGCCATCGCCGCGACTTCCAAACAGAACTTCCAACCGTTCCAGCATGATCCGCATTTGCATTTCTGTGGGGGTGGTCATGTCAAAATTTCCGTTGGTGATCCGGCCACGATGACAACTTCGACCTTCATATTGCTGGTGATAGAAACCGACCATTTGTCGTACATAGCGTCAGATGAAAGCCGCTCGACAGTGTTGGGGGTCGTCGCGCTGCCCAGTAAGACTCCGTCACCATAGACCTGTACCAAAAGGCTACTACTGCCGTTTATGGGCTCTGCGGCAACCTTCAGCACGCCAAACGAGGTGGGATAGTCTAGTTGCAGCGTTCCAGACGTCCACTCGGCCAAAGCCGTGCTGGCAACGCTGGGATCATCAAGGCTTTTAACGTTTAGTCCATTCTGTTCGAGGAAAAATAGCTGGCCACTTTTCAGATCGTAGAACAGCGATAATGGCAGGAAACCGTATTCCTCAAGGAACGGGAACTCGTTTTCCATATTGATCGCATAGGATTTTTGGGCAATGCCTGAGTGTGCAGGGACGGTGTAGACATATTTCCCGTCCATTTGCTCCGCAACAATGGTGTCAGGTCGCATTGCAACCCACTGGTTTCGGGTAAATATCTCTTTGGTTATGACTTGGGGTCCAGTGGCAGACATAATGACAAGGCCGCGATTGGACGCATATGCACAGGCATAGCCCAGATCGACGATTGAGCGCGCAGAGACGCAAGGAAGGTTCACCTCCATCTGCTGCATTACCATTGTATCCGGGGTCTGCCCTTGGACCATATAGGGCGTGCCCTCGGTCAGAACGCACAAGGTCATGCCAAACACAGCAAGACCGACGATAGCAAAATCAGTTTTTAGCTCGTACTTCAGCGGCCATGCGTGGGGTTGGAACGGCTCACAAAAGCGCAGCGAACGGCCATCATGGGCAGCCATCATCCCGTTCGGCAGCGTTACAATGCCTTGGAGCGTGTCGGGCGGCACATCAAAGTCGCGCGTTGCAATAAAGTCTTGGTTTGGGTCGACTTCAAGGTCGTGGACAAACGACAACGTTGTAGCAGGAAGCTCTTTTACAAAATAAAGATCTGTCACGCCAGTAATGGATGTTTGCGACCGATAGACTCGGACGTGAGATATGTTGCGACTTACGGTAGGCACGACAAAGCCAGTTATACTAACGGACTGTCCGGTCTGCCATTCGAGCAAGTCGCTCAATACGGCTGGCGCGCTTTCCTCACCATATTTCGTGACGTAGGTATAAGTGTACGCGATGCTCTCGAGGGGCGGTGACGGTGCTGTGTCTTCAACGCTGACTGTTTCTACGTCGCCTATGGCCGTCAGCAAAAACTTCCTTCTGGGGTGTGGCAGTGCTAGCGGAAACGTCCCTTCACCACTGACCAACATCTTAGGTGCGCCGTCGCCCGTGATGTAGAGGCGGTCTGTGGCCACTGGCCCCTGTGCTGCGTTGACGTGTGAGGTAAAGCCGCGCCAGACGTCGTTGTGCAGCAAGATGGACACAACGCCTAACGAAAACGAGTGTACGGTTTCGCTGCCATTGATCGGCACAAGTGTCCCGTTATCAAAGCGTGCGTTTTTTGTGGCCGCTGCAAAGCCAACGGGCAGGTCGCGGTCGTTCATCTTAGGCAGCATGCCCTTGAAGTCTGTGAGACGCGCTTTCATGGATTAAAACCAATTCGTTTTGGTGCGAAGTCTTGGTCGGGCTTGGTGGCGCAATTCAGAGGCAGACAGCTCGGCAATCGCCTTTTGAAACTTGCCTGTGAAAAACATAGACAGGTCTGGGTTTGCGAACTCTTGCGCTGGCAATAAAAGGATGTTGCCAATCGCGCCGTCAGCAATGGTTGCAGCGTGGTCGCGGTGCATGAACTCTGGAACGCGGTCATAGGCATCCTGCATCGCGCTATCGCCTGCAAACGTGCCATATGACTGGCCTTGGCGTGGCTTGAGGACGGCATCGATGACCACTTCACCGTCTTCGTGGGGATCAATGATCAGCGTGCCAGATACTTTTTGCGTAAAGTGCCGCGGACTTCCAGCATTGGATTGCGACACGATGTCTTCGTAAACCTTGGCGTCGAGCTTGGTTGCTTCCCAATGCACAGCTTTGATGACGTGCAGGGATGCGTGGTCGGGCACGGCAATGGTAAACGGGCTTGCTGTGATGTCCTGAGTGATGTCTTCGCGCCATAGGCGTGTGGTCTCGCAAAATTCGATTGCAGCCTGCCGAATGTGGCGCTTTGCAAGAATTTGCGGGCATGTTCCGACATAGGGCATAACCATGGGCAGAAATGCGTCGAGTTGAATGGTTGTAAGGCTCATGGCTCACGCGCTCCTATAGGGTTGGATCAAGGGCAGGTTTTTCGGGACGAACCTTTTGCTTTGCGGCCTCTTCCATGCCGATGCGCGTCAAGAACTGCTGATACGCAATGTTTGCGCGCTCTCCCATGCCAGGCAGGTCGACGTCTTTGCTGCATGCCCTAAACACCAGATAATCGACCAGTGCGTCTCCTTCTGATCCGATAAGCGGGGATGGTTCTGTGTCGTAACTGGTGACCAACTCGGGACCACTGCCAGATGGCGCTATTTCCGCCAGACGCTTTACCGCCATAACATTCAAAACACCTGTGGCGTTGTTGGGCGGCATTACTTGGAACGTCCGGTCGTTTGCGTCGTCAGTGATGACGTGAACAACGTGTTCGTGCGTGCCCATGACGGATGCAAGACGCCATCCCGGCAGATAGGAATCCAAAAGCATGGCTGTGGTCGGGGTAACGGCTGGCCCTGTGGCGTTAGATATAAAGCGCGCGACGCGATCCATGGTTTCAGGGACAGTTTGATCTGTGCCCTCTACCATATTGATCGTCATGCGCCCCGTGACAAGATCAGGCTTGAGAGACGCAGCAAGTCGCACGCCTTCGTTCAGCCATCCAAGCAATTCAGGGACAGTCCAACGAACAGCGCCCCTATCCTTCATCAGAATAAGGGCGCTCTCTAGTATTTGGCCAACCGTCTGGGTCATCGAATGACTGTCCTTGCGGGGTTACTCTGTGGTGTCCGGTGCAGTCAGGCGTTCTTCAATCTCAGCGTTAACTGCGGCTTCGAGTGTTTCGCGCTTGGCTTTTGGGTGCGGTTTGCGATCAAACAGCGCTTTGTAGTACGCCGCGATTTCATCATCATTCAGATTGGCAACGGCTTCTGTTGTGATGAGCTTTACAGCTTCGGATCGCGATTCATCAGGCTCTTGGGATGTCGCGGGGCCAGTGCCCTCTACTTCACCGGCCCCGCTCTCCCCTGACGATTCCGGATCCATGGGAGGATCTTCCGGCTCGTCAAGCTCACCATCCCGCAAAACAAACGTCGGGATTTGTAGGAATCGTGTAAGATGTGCCTGATCTGAAACCATAGCGACGTGGGCATTGTCGTCCTCGGGATCGGGCAGGAATTTGTAGGTCAAACCTTTGGGGTTTACACGGGTTGGCGGCATAAACGTTTCTGTACCACCGGCGCGACGAATGGTGTGTTCAACTTTTAGCTTTGGCATGGTTTCTCTCCTGTAAAGGGATGAAAAAGCCCTCACGCCACTGGGGCGTAAGAGCTTAGGTGAGTGTTTTAGGCGATGTACTCAATCACAAGGGTAATGGAGCCCCCGTCTGCTACAGCTTCGGCAGAGTTGAGTTTTACGCCAATGCCGCGCGTTTCAGACGTGACAGGGATGGCATAGGCCAAGATTGCGCCAAGTGTGCGGTCGGCAGCTTTGGCGACGCCATCAAACAGTTCGTCGCCGGATGTGCGGTCGCCGTCTGGGTCTGCGTCTCCGTAAACGCCAGACATAAAGCCGACATCAAACGTTGCGGCTGTGGTCGCGACAACATTGGCAACAGCACCAACAATTTGACAGTTTGCGGGGAGTGCGCCCATTTCCACGATGTCACCCGAGCCAAGATCGACGGTAAGGGGATATGAGAAAATAGCGGT